TTATAGCAAAGACTGCAGATAATGCAATAAGTCTTCTTGTCCATGCAAAGTGTTTATCGTTCTTTCCAGCGTTACGTGCTTCAGCTACAAAGCTTGCGTTAGCGTTGGCACGTTCCATAAGCATCTTGTTCTGCTCTTGTTTCATCTTCATGCTTTGACCCCAGATGGACATTACCCCACCTAGTACGGTAGAGCCAAGCATGGTTATTAATTCTAGTGGTAATCCAAACATTATGAGTTCTCGTTTACTAGTACAACTAAATCCATGTCAGTTGCGTTTTGTGGTATAGTTATGTTCCTCTCACTAAGCCACTCCCTCATGGCTGCTCTGCTGTTAGGTCCAATAGAACCATCTACTTCAGTATCAACAGTTTCTTGGGCTGCATATTCATTTCTGTTTTCCATTCTGTCGGCTTCTTCATCCTGACCTGAATCCCTAAGAGCTTGCACAACATTTTCCCATCTTTCATTGGCTATTGTACTATCTGCTCCTGCGTTTATTCTATTGTTTAAATCTTTAGTAGAGCTATTTTCAGCAGCAGTATCATTTAATCCTGCATGTTCTAAGTAAGCCATAGCTATGGGTAAAGCATATCTAGTATCATTAGCCAAATCTGGATTGTTTACAAGGTCAATGTTTATTCCGTTACTTTCTAGTATATCTTCCACCGCTTGATAATTTCTACGATGAGTAAGTTGGACTATTCCTCTGCCTCGATATGCGCTACCTCCATCGTAGGCTATATCCATTATAGCTAATCCAAGAGCGTTAGAAGCTGCACCGTTTCTAATTCTAGTTTGTTCTGATAATGGGAGGGATTCCAGCGCAGCATCTACTGTTGCATCTTCAAACATTTGATAAGCTCTATTTAATCTATACCCTGTTCCTTCAGTAATTAAACCTCTGTCGCCTATCTCAGTTTCAACAGAGCCTTTTAATAATGCTTTCTTAGTTGTATTTCTAACACCTTTGTCTATAGCATTTGTCAAAGCTGTTTGAGAGTAATTACCACGTGCGTTAGTAATCTTTTGTAAGTTTGTTCTCATTACATCAGAACCCATGTCAGATAAAGCTGTTCTTTGTTCTGCTGTAAGTGTAGTAGGCGTTGGTGACATTATACCCTGACCTGTACTTGGGTCTGGCCCCATGCCAGCAAAACCAGTCATATCTTCTGGTGCAAAATCTCTCTGATCCATAGACACACCAGACTGATAGAACTGTGCGTCTGGGTCTGTTAAATCGACTAAGCTTTCATCACCCCTAGTAGTAACTCTCAGTACATACTCTTTTGCTTTTTCCATCTCTTGTACTTGAGGTATGATAAGAGTTCCACCTTCAAGTATCATGTTTGGATTTTCTATTTCGTTTACCTGTGCAAGATCTTCTACACGAACACCTTCTCGTAATGAAATGTCGGATAAAGTATCACCCTTTTGTATTTCGTACTCTTTACTGTTTGGAGCTATAACATCTTTTAGAATGTTGTTAATACGGTTTCGCATTAAGTTCTTGTTAGTGCTTGGCGCTGGTACTTCATCATAGCTACCAGTACCTTCTATCTCAGGAGTGTATACATTCTGACCTTGACTGTCAAACATTTCTTGTAGCTTCTGTTCAAAGCTTTTCTCTATGCCCATTTCTGTAACTTCAGGCACAGTAGGTATTCTAAACATAGGACTGGTTTCATACACATCTAATACGTAATCAGATGAAGTCTCTTTTGGCGGTGAAAAAAACTTAGCACCAAACTCTTTCATTTTATCGTAGATCTTTTGGTCTAGGTTTCTGTCATCTTCCTTTTTTGATTCTTCCATAGTAGGCTGAGTAAAAGTAAGGGGAGTACCTAAACCTGAAGTAACTGTTTGAGGTATATAATCATATGTACTACCCCTGTCATCGTCATCACGGAACATACTAAATTGATCTTGAATCCTTTGTGCAGCAGCCGTAGTAGTTCTGCCACCAAGTCCACCTATTCCTACTGACCGCATACTTTCAGCAGCTTGCTGTCCAGGGTTAGGCTTGCTAGATGCTACTCTTGCTTGCGCCCATGCTTCAAAATCATAATCTGACATATTATTTCTGCTCTTTTTAATTAACGATGATCTAGAAGATATCATCAAATATGGTTGTAAGTGCTGCCTCTGTAAGTTTTGCAGCAAAGTTACCGAGTCCTTTTTCAAAGGCGTTTCCACCAACATCACCATCAGAAGAAGCAGCGATTGTAGCTGTAGCAATATTATTATCTCTCTGTGCTGCGTTTTCCCCAGACTTCCATGCCCAACCTAATATGTCTCTTTCTCTCTGTAGAACTTCATCATAGGCTGCTCTGGTTAAGTTATTAGCCACCATAGCTGCATCTCTATTAGCTTGGTTTTGTGCTGCATTCTCTGCAGTAGTTATAGACTGTATCCATCTAGCGTTTGCTTGCTGTATTATTAAATGGTTCTGTGCATTGAATTGATCACGTGCATTTCTTTGAACCGCATTAAATTGTGCCAGCGCATTTGTTTCCCCTGCATTGAAGCGAGACATAGCGTTGGACTGTTCTGTGTTAAATTGAGATACCTGTGTTGCTAACCTTGCAAAGAACTGATCAGTTTGGTTCTGTGATGTTGCATTAAACTGTTGAGCAGCATTTTCAGCAGCAGTATCACTTAGTATTGAACTTACATTTGCTTGTGCCTTAAACAATGTCATTTGTTGTTCATTATCTAGATTAGACATGTCCATCTGCAAGAAAGCTTGAGCGTTCTGTACATTAGCTTGCTGTCTATTATTTAGATTAGACATATCCATCTGTGTCATAGTAGCAGCATCAGCCATAACCTTTGCCTGTAAGTTCGATAGATTAGCTAAATCTACAGTCTGAGCCATTCTAGCATTCTCTAATGCTATCTGTTGATCTGCACTAAAGTTTATGTTGGCTATCTCTGATATACGTGCTGCATTCTTTACCTTTGTTTGAAACTCTTGATCAAACTCCATGCCCATAAACTTAGCACGTTGTTCTGCTTTCATCAAAGCCATCTGTTGTTTATTAGCTGCATCCATTTGTGCGATGGGCAAAGCTGCTTCCATTGCTGCCTGTACTACAGCCATACCTGCCATAGATGAAGATGACAAGCCACGTGCAGCCATTGCTGCATTAGCAGATCTCATTGCACCTGCTGCCCAAGATGGTGTTTGCTGTCCTTGAAAATCCAGCATCAAGTCATCTAATTCATCTTTTACAGAAGCAGCCTGTACTTCGCCTGTACCAAAAGTTTGACCCACTTTGGTTTGATCAACAGTAGAACCAGAAATAAGTTGGTTGGGAGTAGCCTGTAAAGGTGTAGGGGCTTGAACTGTTTGTGCTTGACCTAACTGTGCTGCTTGTAGACCTAAAGCAGAAGCTTTTGTAGGATCAGCCTGAGCAGCAGTTACTTGGGCTTGAGGGCTTACTGAGCCTTGTGCTGCTGTCTGTCCTGCTAGAGCAGCCTGAATTGCAGGTGTTGCTTGTGCAGGTGTCACTTGTGCTGCTGGTGTAGCAGGAGTAGCTACAGCTTGACCTGCAGGTGTTGCTTGTGTAACTGATGCTACGTTTGGTGATCCTGCACTACCTGCAGTAGAACTTACTAAAGCAGGAGAACCACCTGTTTTAGCTACAACATTGGCTGATGTTACAGGCTGAGTTGGATTTTGTTGTATCATACCAGTGGTTTGACTACCTGTCAAAACACCCATACTTGCTGTTGTTGGCGAAGGATTAGAAGTAACAGGTGTTGCTGAAACTGATTGTGCTACTGGTGCTGGTGCAGTATAAACAGGCGCAACAGGTGCGCTACTAGACCTTGAGGAACTACTGCTGCTACTAGTGCTTGGAGTACCTTTTGTAATACCTAACATAGAGGGTGTGTAAACTCCGCTTGGACTGCTTGCAGAGTAAACACCGCCAGCAGCTTTTATAGGTTGACCCTCAACCATCTGCCTAGCTGCCATAGTGTACTTACCCATTTTGGCTGCTGCTGCAGGGTTAGCTGCTAGGAACAAGTTAATAGACTTTTCATCGGTAGGTCCATTATAGCCCAACGCTGGTAGTATTTTATTCTGTATTGTTTCAGGCTTAAACCCTACAAATTTCTGAGCCATATTTTATTTCCCTATTTGCATCCACAATGATGCGGCAATGAATGTTATGATTGCTACAGTTGACATCTTTACGACAGTTGACCAAACACCTTTACGTGTATCACGCCATGCTTCTAGTAAGCTACGCATTTCTTGTATATCTTTTCTAGCATCGTCATCGTGCAGTCCTACTTCACGTAAGGCTGCTGTAGCTCCACGCTTGGCTGCACGATCTAACATAGCTTCTAGTTCATCAGGTGTCATTATGCAAAATCACCAATGTAGTTAACGAGAACTTGAGTAGAACTCATGATGTAATAACCTAATATACTAATTTCATCACCACCTGTATTTTGTACAATAGCCGCACCATTTACAGGTGTTTTTGCTTCAGAAGGTAAAGTAAAAGAATTACCACCTCCAGAATCTTGTACAATAATAATGTTACCTTGTTGACCCACTGTTAAATTGCTGAATGCAAAAGTGGTGTTGGCGGTCATATTTATTTTAAAATTACTAGAAGTAGACATGTCAATAGTAAGTGTACCACCTGTAGCATTCAAATCTGATTGTGTTTGTACTAATGGGCCAGCAAAGTTTAAAGTACCAGCTAGGTGTAAATCTTTCCATTGCTTTGTACTTGATCCTAAGTCTCTAGTATTATCTGTGTCAGGTATAAAGTTAGTTTTTACTTCGCCACTTAAAGATAAATCATCTGTGTATAAGACACCTGCATAGTAACCGTCTTTCCAACGTAGTCCTGTTTTACCATTATCTACAAGGTTATTTACTTTTGGAAATGCTGCACTAGAGTCAACCTCTAATTCGTTAGAAGGTCCAACCTTATTTATAGTAGCTCCCCCTCCTGTAGTACCGTCATGATTGTGACCTGTAGACGCATTCATTGCGCTTTCTATAGCATTGTATTCATTATTAAATAAATCGGCATCAATAGGATTGCCGTTGGCTAACTGTCCTGTAGTATCTTGTCTAGTGTATCCATTTGGCATTGACTAATTCCTTACTGTCTGTCGTTTCTTTTGTATTCTAAAATACAAGTATCTAATGTAAATGAAGGGTTGGTTGTTTTATCAGTGACACGTAAAGCTACTGTATCTCCTGATCCTATAACATTTGTGGGATATATTTTCTCTAACGTAGAACCAAAAATCTTACCACCAGAGGCTGAGAAATTTGTAGCTATAGCACCAAAGAATGCTACAGAATTACCTGATGTTGTTATATTAATTGAAGATGGTTGAAGAATATCTTTACGTGTTAGTGAGTCAAAATCAAACTTTAAATTAAAATCAAGATCAATAGCTGCTTCAGGGTTTATAAATAAAACAGCCTTGTAAAAAGTCTTTCTAATCTGAGGGTCATCTATAGGCATAAATGCAGTTTGCATAATAGCTTCAATAGTTGTACCATCAAAAGTATTACCTGAATCTAATATGTATGCATAACCATCATCATTTGCAAAAGCTATTGTTTCTGCAGAGTTTGATCTATTATATACACTATCAACAACCTTAGCTTTTATTCCTCTTGTTGTTGACCATTCAATACCTGCTGATCCTTGAGCAGATTTTTTAGTAGCTATCAATCCTTCAGCAGCAGCCACTGATCCAGAAGAAGAGAAAGAGAATATTCTATACTGTGATTTTTCTCTTAATACGGTAGAACAGTATGCAGTAGAACCTGCTAAAAATGCACTAACATCTTCTTTTATTTTATCAGAGGCAACATCTAAAGCAAAGTCACCTATACGATCAGTAGCAGACAAAAGTCTTAACCCATCAGGGGCAAGATACATTATATCTCCACCTATTTCTTGAACTGTATCACCATCAATACATCCTATGTTTTCTGTAATAGGTTGTAATTGAAAGTCTGCAGTAGAGCTACCTGTTAATCTACTAATAGTACTAGTTGTAAAAATAATTAGTTGATCTCTAAATACACTCATTCCTGTAATATCGTGTGCTAAATTTATTACACCTGCACCGTCAGCTATAGAAAAGTTGTCTACTGTAGAAGGGGCTGTAAAGTAAAGATTGTTTTCTTTGGAATAGAAAGCTGTATTTTTGAATATTACTACACGTTCTGCCCCCTGTACATCAGTGTTTATATTTGTGCTTGAGGCTGTTAAATTTGTTTGAGTATTATTTGTTACATTATATAAGCTAGGATAGCTTGTGCCATCGACAAAAATAATTTTATCATCACCATCAAAGTTATACTCAGCATGGTTTATTTTACCACCATTTGTGTTAGTACCAACAGCGGTAAATATCCAATCAGTATTAGTACTGTAATAGTAAGCAGTTTTATCTATATCTGCAGTAGCAAGATCTCCAAAGGTAAGAGTTGTATTATCTGATAAAGATTGGGCAGTAGAGAGGGTTATATTATTTTGATTTGTTACTGCAGAAACAGTACATGGTGCTGATATACCTGTGCCTGTTACGTGCATACCTGCTTTTATTGTTCCTAAATCTGTACCAGTACCAGTTATGCTTATTGTTCCTATAGCACCAACAGCGTCTGCTAAACCTGTACCAGCTATTGTAGCACCTGTTATACCACCTGATCCATTTACTGTAGTTATTGTTATAGTTGCGTCATTAGCAGTAGTAGCACCTCCTAGCAGCGTACCTATAATTGTAATAGTTTCACTAGCTGAAAACCCTGAACCTGCTGCAGTAATTGCTACACTGTATGTAGTTCCTGTCTTGGTAATATTAAATGTAGCACTGCTACCAGAACCACTATAACCAGACTGCGTTGGATTCACATAAGTATTAGGTGCTAGACTAGCAACTGTAACTGTTGCATCATTTGCAGGTGAAGTGCCGCCTAAGTCTGTACCAAGTACTTTTATAGTTGTGCCTACTGCGTATCCAGAACCTGCAGCATTTACTGTTGCTGAATAAGTTGTGTTAGTATTAGTAATATCAAATGTACCACCTGTTCCAGAGCCTGATGTATTAGTTCCAGACTTACCAGTATGGCTTCTTATTCTATCTAAGACAAGAGCCGTAGCTGATGATATAGCTCCGTTTACATCTGCAGTAGCAGTTTGTCTTGCTGTTACAGTAGCAGAATTTACTTTACGTGCAGCAATAACTCTAGCATTTGATATTACTTTAATTCCTAATACGTCACCTGTTCCTGGAATTTCTGTACTGGTAAACTTAGAAAAACCTTTTATCTTTTTGTAACCGCCTTCTTTGTCTACTTCAAAGTTTTGTAAAATAGAAGCAGAACCTACCGCATTTAAACCCTGCTGCAGTAAACTCATATTAGAGAGCAGACCACCTCTAAACTCTATTGGAAATGTTTGCCAACCTGTAGCCATTAGAAACTAACTCTTCTATCTCTTACTTCTTTGTAACGATTTATGTGTAAAGATCTTAAAT